TGCTGGAGACTGGGCTTCTCCAGATTTTGAACAACTTCTTGATTTAATGACTCATGTTGTTTCTGAATATGATGATTTTAAAAAGTATGCCCTTAAGTCTGCAAGAATTATTCACTCGGAGTGGTCATGGGAATCAACTGCCGATAAAATTCTTGAGCGATTGAATTTTTATCAAAATTCTTTATCGTAGTCCTTAGTACTAATCTTTGACTCTGCTAGTCTTAGCATCTAAACTGGTCTCTCTATTATTTCGGAGGTAATTGAATGTCACTATTAACAAAAGAATTTATCGCAAAGTACGATACACAAACCCCTCCTTGGGGTTTTGGCGGTCTAGGGGAGATTGTATTCCTTAGGACATATAGCAGAAAGATTGAAGGCACTGATGCTACGGAGTCCTGGACACAAACTATTAAAAGAGTTATTGATGGCGCTGTAGAGATTGGCGTTCCATACACGCAAGAAGAAGCACAGGCTTTGTTTGACCACATGTTTAATTTGCGTTGCTCCGTTGCTGGAAGAGCTTTATGGCAATTAGGCACACCACTTGTTTCACAATTTTCTGGAACATCTCTTAATAATTGTTTTTACACAAACATTGAGAAGATTCAAGACTTTGAATTGCTTTTTGATTATCTAATGCTTGGCGGTGGAGTTGGATTCTCAGTTGAGCGTTCTAAGATTCACGATCTTCCGAAAGTGAAGAAAGTAAATTATATTACTGCAGAAAGATCAGCAGACGCTGATTTCATTGTTCCTGACTCACGACAGGGTTGGAGAGAATTGCTTCACAAAGTTCTTGAGTCGTATTTCCATACTGGGAAGTCTTTTACATATTCAACAATTCTTATTCGTGAATATGGCGCTCCGCTAAAGACCTTTGGTGGAATTGCATCTGGTCCTGGCGCTCTTGTTGAGGGCTTAATTGATATTTGTAAAGTTCTTGATGCAAGAGTTGGAAAGAAAGTTCGCTCTGTTGATGTGTTGGATATTTGCAACATTATTGGTCGCATTGTAATCTCAGGCTCATCACGCCGTTCCGCACAGATTGCAATCGGTGATCCTGATGATGTGTTGTTCCTTCGTGCCAAAAACTGGGGTAGCGGTAATGTTCCAGCTTGGAGATCAAACAGCAACAATAGTATTTATGCAGACAGTTATGATGAAATTGTTCCAGAATTCTGGAAAGGTTATGACGGAACTGGCGAGCCATATGGTTTGTTAAACAGAAAGCTTGCAAGAACACATGGAAGACTCGGTGAGAAGTCACCAGACCCAAGTATTGAAGGTTTTAATCCTTGTGCAGAAATTGCACTTGCTGATGGCGAATCATGCAATCTTGCAACAATCTTTTTGCCAAACATTGAATCGCTTGCGCAGATGATGGAAGTTTCTAGACTTCTGTACATGTTGCAAAAGCAAGTTACTAGACTTTCATACCCTTATGAAAAAACAAATAGTATTGTTCACAAGAATGCTCGTCTTGGTCAATCAATTACTGGAGTGTTGCAATGCAGTGAAGTTCAGATTGGTTGGCTTTCAAAGACTTATGAGTACTTGAAGAATTTTGATAAGGCTTATAGCAAGGAGCGTGGATGGAACCCATCTGTTCGCTTAACCACAGTTCAGCCTTCAGGCACATTGTCATTGCTACCTGGAGTCACCCCTGGTATTCACCCAGCATTTGCTAAGTACTACACAAGAAGAGTTCGTTTTAGCTCTGTAGACCCGCTAGTTGATGCTTGTAGAAAGCGTGGTTATAAAGTTGTTTGGGATATCGGATTGGATGGTCGTGAAGATCACACCAGATATGTTGTTGAATTCCCATGCAAATCACCAGAGGGATCTATCCTTGCCTCAGAAATGACAGCTGTACAGCAACTTGAGGTAGTTCAGTCAATGCAGAAGGAGTGGGCGGATAACGCTGTCTCAGTAACTGTTTATTATCGTAAGGAAGAGCTTCCTGCGATTAAAGAATGGTTGAGTGAGAATTATGATAATGGTGTTAAGTCGGTATCTTTTCTTCTTCATGTTGATCACAACTTCCCTCTTCCTCCATATGAGGAAATTAGTGAAGATGAATATAACAAATCTGTTGCGAAACTTGATTTTTCAACACCAATTCATCAAAACGCTACAGACTTAACCCTTGATATGGATAATTGCGCTACAGGTGCATGCCCAGTCAGATAAAAATTGAACATCTCTGTACCATTTTTTACAATATTGATGATATAATTTAACTTATGTCGTCAGATATGATTAAAAGTAAAAAACTTTGGGTTCCAGAAAGAAGATATGGAGTCTGTGTCTACTTTACAAAAGATGGCGAAGCTTTGTCCGATGGCGATGGGGTTCTCTCAGCAGAAGGTATTGTTGATGACCCATCTATTGAAAGAAGAGTTCTTCAGGCTGGTAAGTACTGGTCAGGCGATGATGACGGATATATCAGATGGGTTGCTGGTGCTAGAAAGATTAGTGCATCTGAAAGAGATGATCAAACAGAAAGATTAGCTGCAGGTTTTGTAGCCGATCCTTATGAAGACATGTTTGACGAGCACTTTGGAAATAGGGGTTAATATGGAAAGAAAAATGGAAGTTGTTGAAGACTTTATTGTTGAAAATGAAATAGATGATATTTCATATATTGGCAATCTTGAAAAAGTAGAAGAGTATGATCCTTTTGATTCTGTAAAAATTTCTACACTATCGCCAAAAATGAAAAGAAAAGCGCAAAGGCTTCAGAAGAAACACGAAGGCGCTGATGGTACTCCGTCTAAGTACATTGATCCAGAAAGAGTTAGTGGTTATTCACTTTATGATATTGTAAATCCACCATATGATTTAGATACACTTGCTGGTCTTTATGATCAAAGTTCAATTCATTACGCTGCAATTAATGCTAGGGTTATGAACACCGTAGGTCTTGGCTATAACTTTACTGAAACATTAAAGGCGAAAAGAAAGATTGAAAGAGCGCAAGATGATCCAGCAAAACTGGAGCGTGTAAGAAATTCAATGCAAGATCTTAAAGAAGGTCTTGATGAGCTTTTTGAAAATTTGAATGTTGAAGAAACACTTATTGAAACACTAGTCCGTGTTTGGCAAGATGTTCTGACTGTAGGTAATGGATACTTGGAAATCGGTAGAAACAACTCTGGTCAGATTGGATATATTGGTCATGTTCCAGCAACGCTTGTTCGTGTAAGAAGAAAGCGTGATGGTTATGTGCAAATTGCAAAAAGCAATAAGATTCAAGCAGTTTTCTTTAGGCAGTTTCAAGACAAAGAAACTCAAGATCCAATTAATAACGATCCAAAGCCAAACGAATTAATTCACTTTAAAATTTATTCACCAAACAACACTTACTACGGCGTTCCTGCAGCAGTTTCTGCAGCAGCGGCAATTATTGGAGATAAGTTTGCAAAGGAATACAATATTGATTATTTTGAAAATAAAGCCATCCCTCGCTATGCAATTATTCTAAAGGGCGCAAAGCTGAGTAATAAGTCTAAAATGGAATTGATTAATTACTTTAGAAATGAAGTTAAGGGTCGCAATCATGGAACTTTGGTTATACCAATTCCATCAAGCATTGGTTCAGATGCAGATATTAAATTTGAAAAACTTGAAGCTGGAGTGCAAGATGCTTCTTTTGATAAGTATCGCAAATCAAACAGAGATGAAATACTTGTAGCAAACAGAGTACCAGCTCCAAAGGTTGGAGTTTATGATAACGCTAACTTGGCAGTGTCAAGAGATGCGGATAAGAGTTTCAAGATGCAAGTAATCGGACCAGATCAAGCTGTTATTGAAAAGAAACTTAATAGACTGATTGCCGAGTTTACAGACATGGTTCAGATCAAGCTGAACAAGATTGATCTTATTGATGAAGATATTCAATCAAGAATTAATGATAGATATCTTAGAACAGAAGTTATTACACCTAATGAGGTTAGATCACAAATCGGTCTTCCTGAAAGAACAGAAGGTGATGATGTTCTTCCTTTCCCAACAAATGTCAAGAAAGAGCAGAACGAATCAGGTAGTGCTGGACCAGGCGCTCCTAGCGGTAATGATAATAACTCTGCTGCGTTTCCTCCTAAGTCACCAACTGGTGATGGGGCAACGAGTGATCCTAGAGCAGATGGTGCTCAAGCGGAGCGTGGTCAAAATCAAGACTCTGGAGTGAACAATGATTCAACCAGTAAATTTAATCAAGGAGAGTAATTATGAATGAAGGTACTTTAGTGTATTCAAATAAAAATTTAGTAACAGCAGATGGTGCTGTAAGTATTGGGCAGCATACAAGTGGAGTATATGTTTATAACAAAGGTGCTTCCGATGTTGATATTAAGCTTAATAGTCTCTATACGGTGCTTATTCCAGCAGAATCTACAGAGTATGTAGAGATCGGTGGTGACTATACCAGTATTGAAGTAATCACTGCTGCCTCAGCTGTAGCTGTTTTTGCATTAGGCTGATTTGCAATATTGTTAAAAACAATATAACATATAGAGTTACGAGGTATGCATGACTGATTTTAATATTTCATTCCCTATTGATATGATCAAAAAGGAACAAAGGATTGTAAGTGGTATTGCTACTGCAGACAATATTGATAAGTCTAACGACATTGTTGATTTTGAGGCTTCAAAAGAAGCTTTTGCCAACTGGGGTGGAAACATCCGTGAAATGCATGCACCAATTGCTGTTGGTAAGGCTGTTAAGTATGAGCCAGTAACAATTACTGACAAAGACGGAAATACATATAATGCTTTTAAAGTAGAGGCGTATATCTCAAAAGGTGCCGAGGATACTTGGCAAAAAGTCCTTGATGGTACTCTTCGTTCTTTTTCTATTGGTGGAAAAGTCATCAAGAAAGAAGAGATGGCTGACAAGATGTATAATGGCAGACCTGTAAATATTATTAAAAAATATGTCCTTGGAGAACTTAGTCTTGTAGACAACCCAGCGAATGCTTTAGCGGTTATTGACCTTGTAAAGATGAATAACGAGGGTGGTTTGAACTACGCCCTTGACTGCGATTTAGACTGTCAATTGGCAAAAGCAAAGCAACCTTTGAAAGACCCTAAGGGTGGATTAACCGCTGCTGGAAGAAGACACTTTAAAGAAACAGAGGGTGCCAATCTAAAACCAGGTGTTAGAGGTGCAGCAGATACTCCAGAAAAAATGCGCCGCAAAGGTTCATTCCTGACTAGATTTTTTACCAATCCATCTGGACCAATGAAAAAACCAAATGGAGAACCAACAAGACTTGCGCTTTCAGCAGCAGCTTGGGGTGAGCCTGTTCCTCAGAATAGGTCGGATGCAGCAAAGCTTGCTGCCAAGGGAAGAAGACTTCTTGAAAGGTATCAAAACACTAAAGAAAAAGCAGATTTTGAAGATAGTTTTGAGGATGCAGTTCTTGAAGGCATTTTGGATCTCCTAGAAAAAGATGGTTGCGATTGCGGTTGCGGAACTTGTGAAGATGTAGAGAAGGATGGCTTAGGTGCTGGCGGTGGAGCTCCCGCCGTGTCTGTATCTACAGATAATGCAGAATCTAAGTACCCATCAAGAAATGGAATTGCTTCACCAACAGTTGCCCCTTTCCCGTCTGGATACCCAAAGTTTAAGCCAAAAAAGAAGAAAAAGAAAAAGGAGAGCAATATGGAAAATGAAGAAACCGTTGAAAAACAAATGGTTGATGGCGATGAAATCACATCTATTCTTGAAGACCTACTTGAGTCACTAATGGAAGCAGGAGTTGAAATCCCTTCTGTTTCTGCGGAGTCTGAAGATTCAATGGAAGATGAGATGGAAGATGAGAATGAAATTGAGTCTTCAATGAATGAAATAATTATGGCACTGGCTCAGCTTTTCGGTAAATCAGATTCTGCTGAATTAATTGAAGATAATCAATCAGAAACAACACTTGAGGTTTTAGATTTTGATACAATTGATGAAGAAAGTAAAGATATGGAATCTGTTATTAAGCAAGACACTGAATTGCAAGCAAATGATAATTATGATAAGATCTCTGACATGAATGAACAAGAAGCAAATAAACTTAGTCTTTTGAAGAAGTTTGTTGGTTGGTTGTTCCAAGATGTCAAGGAAACAACTTCAACTTCCGTTGAAGTAAGTGGAAACACACAGGAGGAAGAAATGGATATTAACATCCTTAAAGACGCTCTGAGTGCTGTTGTTGATGAAAAACTGGCTAGTTTTGCTACTTCAATCAAGGAAGAAGTTGAAGCCTCTGTTCAGGAAAAAATTGAAGCAGTTGCTAAGAGTTTTGAAGTTCAGAGTGCTGAACTGCAACAAAAGCTGGAAACAGCAGAGCTTGCTCTATCAGAGCAAACAGAAAAAGTTGAGGCATTTGCCGCAGCTGGCGCTGTAAAGAAAAGCGTAGATCCAGAAGACGCTGAAGAAGAGGAGGGTGAAGCACTTGTTAAGTCTGCACCTACTTCTTTCTGGAAGAATACATATTTGCCACAGGAGTTAATTAGCTCCCTAGGTTATAGGTCATAAGGTAAGGAGGAAAAACTACATGGCATCACAAGAAGAAATTTTGGCAAAAGCCAATGAAGTAACCACTACGGTGGTTTCAAATAGCAGCCCAGTCAGCGGTGGTGGTGGACTTCTCTACCCAGAGCAAGCCAATCGCTTCCTTGACTTCGTTGTTGATCAATCAGTATTGATGAAGAACGCACGAGTAATTCGTATGCGTACTCCACAGATGGACATTGACAAGATCTCTGTCGGCACTCGTTTGCTTGCAAAGGCAACCGAAGCAACAGATGATGGCGCAAATGCAGCTGTCACATTCAGCAAGGTATCGCTTTCAACTGTAAAGCTCCGTCTTGACTGGAATATTTCAACAGAATCGTTGGAAGACAACATTGAGGGCGCTTCGCTGGAAGACCATATCGCACAGATCATGGCTCGCCAGACCGCAAACGACCTTGATGACTTGTTCATCAACGGCAACACATCGTCAAACAACGGTCTTCTTAAGGCTTTGGATGGCTTTAACAAGCTTGCAAGAACAAGCGGAGATGTTGTAGATTTCGCAGGAAACAATGTTTCTCGCTCAACCTACGATAAGGTTCTTCGTACCTTGCCAAGCAAGTACTTGCAGCGCCGTAATGAACTGCGATTCTTCACAGGTCCAGGCATTGTTCAGGACTCAATCTATAGCTTGGGTAATCCAAACTCAGCAACTGAGGCAACTGCAGGCGCACCTGCACCAATGTCAACAGCTGGTGAAATGGCATTCTTGCAAGGCTCAATGAGAGCAAATGGTGGTCCAGGTGCAACTGGTCTCTCACCATTTGGTATTCCTCTTGTTGAAGTACCTTTGATGCCAGAAACCGCAACTGGTGACTACTCGGGCGCAGCAGGATCGCATGGCTTTGTGGAACTTACATTCCCAAATAACCGTGTAATTGGTATCCACCGTGACATCACAGTGTACCGCCAGTTCAAGCCAAAGACTGACACCATTGAGTACACACAGTACATGAGAGTTGCAAACAACATTGAAAATGCTGATTCATATGTAATCGGTAAGAATGTTAAGTTGCGCTCACTCTAATCTAAACAATTAAAGTAGATAACGGGCGGGGTTCACAAGAACCCCGCCTTTTATCATATCTAATTGATTTAAATAAATATAAGTGGTAAGATTGATAATATGACTAATAAAAAAACAAGCGTAACATCTGAAGAAATTAACAAACCAAAAAAAGCAGTGGTGAAAAAAGCTGCGGTAAAAAAAGAAATTACTGAAGATATTATTTCTAAAGAAGGAAAAGTTTTAATTGTATTTGAAAGCGGATCTGGGTATTCAACTGGTTCTGGATTTCGTTTTTCACAAAGGAATAAAATGGGCTTGCTTCCATCGGAAGAAGCCAACTTTCTTCTTGCACTAGAAAATTTTAGATTACCTAGTGATGAAGAAAAGGAATTGTATTATACTAATCAGGAGGATTAAATAATGGCAGGCAATCTTACAAACTATCTTGAGAATAAACTTATTGATCACTTCCTGGGTACTACTTCGTACACAATGCCAGCAGATGTTTATGTAGCGCTATTTACAGTCGCACCATCTGATGCAGCTGGTGGAACAGAAGTTACTGGTGGTTCATATGCTCGTCAAATTGCAACATTTACCGCTGCTTCAAGCGGTGCAACATCAAATGATAGCAACATTGATTTTACAGGACTGCCAGTAGCAACAACTGTAGCAATTGGTATTTTTGATGCTTTAACAACTGGAAATATGTTGTTGTATGGAACACTTACAACAAATAAAACAACAGATGCTGGGG